ATCGTGCCGATTCCCGAATCGGTGCTGGACGACTCCGGTTTCGACGTCTGGGCGCAAGTCCGACCTGAAATTGAAACAGCTATCAGCCTGGCTATCTCAGGCGCTGTGTTGTTCGGGACGAACATCCCCGCCAGTTGGACTACCAACCTGGGCGCGGCCGGATTGCTTGCAGTTTGCGTTGCAGCTGGACATAATCCCAGCCTGGCCGCATTCACCGACACCTACGAAGCGATCCTCGGCGAAAAAGCCGACGGGACTGACGGCGTGTACATGTTGGTCGAAGGGGACGGGTACATGGTTACCGGCAACATCGCTCATCCGAGCATGGCCGGCAAAATCCGTAACACCCGCGACCTAAACGGAAACCCTATTTTTAAGGACAACCGGTTAGACGGAACTCCGATTTACTTCCCGACTGACGGGAGTATGGTCGCTGCTTCCGCACTGCTATTCTCAGGCCAGTGGGATCAGCTGGTGTACTCGATGCGCCAGGATATCACCTACAAAATCCTTGATCAAGCAGTCATCCAGGGCGCAGACGGCAGCATCGTTTACAACCTCGCGCAGCAAGATATGATCGCATTGCGGGCTGTTATTCGTCTGGGATTTGCCCTGCCAAACCCGATTAATCGGATGAACCAGACCGCGGCCACCCGCTGCGCGTTCGCCGCGCTGATCCCCTAAAGGAGGCTGACTATGGCGCGTTACCCACGTAAGAGCTTCGACCTAAACGGGACTGCGGTCACCACGACCGCGGATGAAATGAACGTCCTGGCATCCTCCGGCATGACCGCGGCGGATGCGGCCCGTACGCACAACTCTGCCGCGCAAACGCTTGTGGCAGATGGCGCGATCACCGTCAAAAATGGTGTGTGTATCATCGCCAAAACGGTAGCTGGAGCAGTTGCCGCGACCCTGGCAGATCCTACCACAGGCACGGACGACTATAAACGCCTGCTGATCATCAACGGTCAAACGCAAGCCAACACCGTGGCCTCCGCCACCTCGTTCGGCGGCGGCGGTGCGACTGTGGATGTGGCGACGTTCGCCAACGTAGTTGGTAACACGCTGGCGCTTATGGCGTACGCCGGCAAGTGGTATGTAACGGGTAGCCTGGGCGTAACCCTGGCGTAAATTCAATTAGTAAGGGCGGGCAACCGCCCTTAAGGAGCAAAAAAAAATGGCTGCATCTTTATCCCCTATTGGCCGCGGAATGTTGGCGATTGACATTACCGGCGTGACTGCCACAACCGACGGCGCAATCGGCGCGGTCCTAAATCCTGAAGGTGGGGACTTGCTTGTCCTGCGCACCATCCTGCATGTGGCGACCGGCTCAACCGGGGCCGCGAACTTGACTTGTGGCGTGGCCGCAACTGCCACTACCGCCGCGAGTGATATCATCAACGCCCTGGCGGTAGGTGCCGCGGCCACTGGCAAATATTACAATGGCGTCGTGCAGCAAGCCGCGGCAAAGACCGAAGTATCCGCGCCCGCCATTTGGTCGGCTGGCAAGTACATCAATCTAACCGGCTCCGCGTCATCGGTCGGCCTCGTGGCGACCCTTTTTGTAGAATACCTGCGGATCAGCTAACTTCCATCTGGCGACAGGCGGCAGCCCCTCCACTGCCGCCTGTCCAGGAGCTTCTTGAATGACCGCTACCGCCGCGCAAATACTAACTCTCCGCCGTATGGTTGCCGAACCCACGACAACCACCTACAGCGACGCGCAACTCACAACTATGCTCGAAGCGTACCCGTCGATGGACATAACGGGTACGGAATGGTATCACTTAAATTATTTGACCGTGCCGCCGAGCCAGGCGGCAAACACCACGTGGCTGCCAACTTATGATCTCAACGCTGCCGCCAGCGATATCTGGGCTGAGAAGGCCGCCGTCCCCGCGCAGGATTACGACCTGGCAGTTGACGGCGGAAACTTCAGCCGCTCGCAGGTGTATGAACAGGCGATGAAGCAGGCGAGATATTACGCCAGCAAGCGCAATCCGTCCAGTATCAGGCTGCGCCCCATGCCGCGCCCGTATCCGAACGAGTGGGACACGGAATTGCCATGAGAAAGCTTACCGCAGTCGAACTAAGCCGGATGCAGGCCAACCAGGTGGAGTCACTGATGGACACCTGCGTGATCCAGGTATATTCGGAAACGATTGACTCCTACGGCCAGCCTACAGCGACCTACACTGACGAAAGCGCGATTGACTGCGGACTGAACATGAACTCCGGGCGCGAGAACTGGCGAACGGACATGACGGTCACGCGCATCGACGCGACATTGCGTCTGCCGCTGGAGACCATCATTAAATCGACAGACCGCGTGAAAGTCACCCACCGCTTCGGCGCAGCAATTACCGCGATCGTGTTTGAAGTGATCGGCGCGATCCGGCGCGGGCCGTCCGGGCTGAGCGTCGACCTGTTGCAGGTGCTGCCATGAGCGCCACAGTGCAAGTCAAGATCGACGGACTTGACAAATTCACGGCCCGCATGGCGCGGATGAGCAAGGCCGTCGCGAGCGCGAAGATTATGGACAGCCTTGAGGCAGGCGGGTACGTCATCATGGCGCACGCGCAGGACAACATCCGTACGAAACTCAACAAACATCCTACAGGGTTCCTCGCCAACAGCGTCAAGCTGAGGCGTGAAGGAAAGTCAGTACTTGTCGGGCCGTTCGGCGTAGTTTATGCCAAAATTCACGAATTCGGAGGCGTGATCAAAAGCCGGCCCGGCAAGGGACTGCGCTTCCAGATCAACGGCGAATGGATCATCAGGCAATCAGTCACCATCCCCGCACGCCCATACATGCGCCCGGCGGTGAATGAAAACATGTCCGCGATCAATGCAGCAATCGGTGACGCGCTGGAGGGCTTGATCAATGGCGCTTGACCTCGAACAGGCACTCACGTTTAAGCTCAAAAACACGGCTGCAATACAGGCAATTTGCGGCACGCGGGTGTACCCGCAGACGCTGCCGCCGACCGTGACACTTCCAGCGATTAGCTATCAGCTGGTAAGCGCGCCGATTGAGGCGACCCACGACGAAATAGCCGGTGCAAGCCTGGCGCATCCAGTTTATCAATTTGACGCATGGGCGACCACGTACCAAGGCGCGGCTGCACTGTCCGCAGCGGTCCACACCGCATTGCACGGCTACAAAGGAACGATCGCTTCAGGCGCTGACAGCTACGTCGTGCAGAGCGTTCTGCGTGTCGCGAAGCGGGCGGACCGTGACGCTGATACCGGACTATATTGGCGCAGTCAGGACTACGAAATCTTCGGCATTGAGTAAAATCGCACCGCCTGCACGACCTGCACAAATGCACGAAAGGGTAACGATGAACACACGCAATCACAAAACTGAATATATGGAGAGAACATGACCGCGATCACGGGCAAACTTTCGTCATTCAATACGCTTTTAAAATGCAACCTTTTGGCCGGAGACGCCATTGGCGTGTTTCGGGACGTTGCCTACATTCAATCAATCAGCGGGCCGAGCCTGGCGTTGGACGTGGTAGACCTCACCGCGCACGACTCGGCAGGGGCATGGGAGGAAGCAATCCCAACCATCCTGCGCAGTGGCGAGCTGACGCTTGACCTGCTCTACGATCCGGCTGAGGTCACCATTGAGGGCACAACTAACGGGCTGATTAAAAAAATGAAGGACAAGACGCTGCTAACCTTCAAAATTTATTTCAATAACAACACCGTAGAGGGATCACGTACGATTTGGACACTGCCGGGTTACGTTACCGGCTTCGAGCCGTCCATGCCGCATGATGGGGCGTTGACCGCCACGCTGAAATTCAAACCGGCGTCCGCGCCGACATTGCTATAAGATTGTTATAAGGAGATTGATCAATGGCAAAAAAAGCCGCATTTGGAACCACGTTCGCGCTCAACGCCGGTACTGCACTGGCGAATGTTACTAGCTTCGGCGGGCCGGGGATCAGCTTGGACACCGTTGATGTCACCACGCACGACTCAGTTGGCGCCTGGGAGGAAGTTGTCCCAACTATTTTGAGATCCGGCGAGCTGACTATGGATATCGCCTACGATCCAGCGAACGCCACCGTCAAGAACGCGGCGAACGGCTGGCTTGCCTTGCTGGTTGCGCGGGCTGTGACTACGTTCGTGCTCACGTTCCCCGGCCCTTCGGCTGTGACCGGCTCCGGTTTTGTCACCGGATTCGAGCCGTCTGCGCCGCATGACGGGGCGCTGACTGCCACCCTGAAATACAAGTTGACCGGCCCGATTGTGACCCCATAAGATAGGAGAGACAAAACACATGGCACTGAATAGAAATGATATTCTAAAAGCATCTGATATTAAGTTCGAAAAGGTGAACGTTCCCCAGTGGGGGGGCGATGTGATGGTGTACGGCATGAGCGGCGCGGAGCGGGATAGTTTTGAGGCCTCCGTGGTGAATATGTACGGGCTGACGCCTGTTACCAACGTCCGCAACATCCGCGCAAAACTTTGCGTGCTTACCATCCGTGACGAAAACGGAGTGCGCTTGTTCACGGATGACGACGCGGCTGAGTTGGGCAAAAAGTCTGCCGATGTGCTTGACCGCCTTTTTGCAATTTCGCAGCACCTTTCCGGAATATCGAAAGCGGATGTTGAGGCACTCGCAAAAAACTCCGAGAGCGACCCGAACGAAGGTTCTGGTTCCGACTTGCCCTAAAGTTGGGCGTGACGGTCGCTGAATTGCAAGCGCGGATGTCATCCACCGAATTTACGGAGTGGATGGCCTTCGCGCAGATGGAGCCGTTTGGCTGGGATGCGGACCAGTACGGGCACGCGATGACGACCTGCATGATCGCTAACGTCAACCGCGGCAAGGATGACGAACCGTACAATGTGAGCGATTTCATGCCGCATGAGCCAGACCCCCCACAGGAGATAGCTGACATGAAAAAAATTGCAGAGATGATGACGGTCGCCGGGTTTGGCACGTTGGAGAGGGAGGTCTAATTGGCAATAGTCTCAGACCTTGTCGCGCGGCTCAC